ATCGTCATAAGTCAGGCCGTGAGCCTGCTTAAAACGCCAGGTAACGCCCATTTCAATAATGGTTTCATCTAATATGCCCGTGTCCGTATCAGCCGCCATAGCCGCCTGTGATGAACCGCCGCTTGTTTGGTTCCAATGACTGCTTACATACTCAAAGCCAATGGTTTCTGTTGCTGACGGTGTTGGCGTTATGTCAAACTTCAAAGCGTTGCTTGAGGGCTTTAGGCGAAACCGTTGTGTGATGCCAACAGAAGCTAAACCGTGCCTGTCGTTCTGAAATTGTTGCGGTGTGATTGGGCCAACCATTTGCTCCAAATCGCTGCGATTATACATAGTGTCGCCAACTGAGCGATCATAATCACTTGGCAAGTCATAGCTTTGCGTACCGTTCGAGGTGCTAAAAGTATGCTCTTTCAGCAGAATAGGCCAGTTATGTGAACGCATAAGTTGCTTGCCCTCACGATTGATAAAGACAAGCAGTTGCCGTGCGATTGGGTCTGAATTACCTACAACTGTGGTAGGCCGTTCGAACCCTGTAAAATCAGCTACGTTTTGCGCTATGGTTAGCAGGCTCATTTTTCACCTCTTCAGCCAGGGATTGAGCAGCTACTGCAACTTCAACAACCAAGTCATCCTTTTGCTTGGATGCTTGGACTTGCAGTTTGGCTATTTTGGCAAGCTCTACATACGGCTCACCTATATTTCTTAAGGTGGTTTCTTCCGCAGATGCTAGTTGCTCTACAGTTTCAATATCGTTTAGTTCAAGCTCACAACGGCGCGGCTCTGTCATACCAGGCAACGCCGCCAAACTCGAACCTTTAGGCTTTTTGCGTTTGCCTTTTTTCTTGAAGGCTTCCCACTCCGCAGGAAAACGCTGGATATCTTCTGGCCTAGCTGGCCCCTCCCAAACATCGCGCACACCTGAAATTTCGATGCGGCAAAAATCTCGTGTTTCACCGTTTAACTCGCGTTCAAAAAATATGCCCTTCGTTCCCATAAACTACTCCCATTTAAAAAGAAGGGGCGAGTTTCCCCGCCCCATTGCAAAGTTACAGAGGAAATGTGCAGATTATTTCCTTGTCACTGATATCACCAGCAATCGCACAAACATTGTCTGTAGCGGCTGCTGAAACATCAAGTGTGCCATCGGCTGCGCCTGTTGGTGTTAGAGGGTCGCCATCAGCACCCGCTGTGAGCGCGATGGTCAAGGTAGCTACTCCAGTAACCTGGAACCACCCATATTGCCCATCTGTCATTACTGCTTGAATTACACCCGCGCCGATCTCTACTGAGTCCGACAGATCGCTGGTTACTTGGAAGTTTTTGTAACCATCCAGAGTGTAATAATAAGCAACTTCACCAGCGACAGCATCTGCACCCGCACTGCCAGTATCATATTGCAGATACTTGTAAATGCGTGTGCCATTTGTGTCGTCAATGACTGCGCCAAGCTGACCCAACTGAAACTCAGGTGTGTCAGAGACGCTTGTGGGGTCAATCCCCATTACTGCTGCAATAGTCATGCAAAAGTCTCCTTATGTGTGGATCACGCCCTGGAGCGCACGGTTTGAACAAGTCAGGTTTCCTGACCAGAACATTGGTGTCACCATAGCATCCTGGTTTACTGACATTTTCGCTTCACCAGGCACAAAGTCCCGTGATGCTGCAACTTCCAAACGCAGATAATCTGTGTTGAGGAAGTACATGCGGTTTGTGTTACAAGCTGAATCAAACACAACATCAGAGTTTAGATACTGGACGCTGGTGAAACCAGAGTTTGCCAGATCGTCTGATGTGATGCGCTGGATTGCCTGCAAGCTGCCCAGAAACGCCTTATAGGCATTTGTGCCAGCCATAACGAGGTCAGGGCTGTCTGCGCCGCGAACGAGTTGCAGATAAATATTATTCATATCTGCCTGCACGTTTGCTGTGCTAAATGCACTTGACGTTGCTGTGGTCTGGACGTTTTGCCAGAAAGTAAAGGTTGATGAATTAATGCCACCAACTGTTCCTGTGCCAGCATCTGCCACGATAAGCTGCAAGCCGCCTACTTCTTTGCCAGATGAACCAGTGCCATCTGAATAAATTGATGTAGACAGGCTGTTCATCATCGACTTTTCAAGCACGTTAATACGCGCTTCAAGCAGATTGATGAGAGCTTGCTCACCTGAGTTTTTGATTTGCTCTAGGCCAGAAATAGTGACGTTACCGGCAAGCTGCTTATAATCAAACACAGCGGCTGATAATACGTCTGACGGTGAAACATCAAGTGTTTCATAGCCATTGTAAAACTGCACTGTGCCGTTGTCGGCATATTCAAGCTCACGCACAATGTCACGGCCTGTGACAGAGGTTTGGTTGCCATTTTCACGCAAACGCCGCAACAATGCGTTGTGGTTGCTTACGTTGTCTGAGAGCGTCCGGCTGCGATTACGCAGGGTGGTCGTGACGATCTCTGAAAGATTTGGACTAGCCATAACTAGCTCCTTCCATTTTCAAGTTGTCGAATTGACGCTGCAATAGTGTCACGAATAGACGCATTTGCGGGGAGCGCGGGTGCGGCTGGTTTTGCACTGCCTCTGACTTTTGACCGTTGCGCTTTTTTTGCCTTGGCTACCGCATCAGATTGCACTGATGTTTGTGCCTGGCTTTTTGCGTAGCTATCGAGTTTTTCCTGACGCAACTTAGGGTCAGCCATTACAGCCATGTCATAAGCGGTTGCCAGGTCAGGGGCGACATTGTTTTGAATCAAAACGCCCATGTGGTTCGATACTGCATCAAAATGCGGATGCGCTAGGTTGCCCTTATCATCCTTCTCTTGTGCAAACTGGTCAATCAGAGACTGCGTGCTTGCCTGTACTTGGCTCTGCTGCTGTGTCTGTTGATTTTGTATAAAGCCTGTTAGCTGGGCCACTTGCTGCTGTAGGGCTTTAACGGTTGGATCTGTGTAGTCATCCTCTGCCGCTGGGTCATTACTGACTGCCGCCATATCCACGCCATACTGGTTTGCAAGCCAGCTAATAGCGTTTTGAGGGTCTTTACGCAGATAATCATGCGCGGCTAACAGTTGCCTGATAGCTGCTACATCATCCATACCAGCACGCTCAAAGTCACCCCTGAACGGCTGCATAATTTCATCAAACTGCTCTTGCCTTTTTTTGTATTTGGCAATGCCTTGAGTTTTTTGTGTGTAGTCACCTTCCATTTGTTTATAGCGGTGCATTAACAAATGCTGCGCTTTAGTTGGCAACTCACTAAATTCTTTTGCAAAATCTTTGGGCCAATGTGCAGGGGCTTCAAGGGGCTCTAACTCAGCTGCTTCTTGCTCCTCCCCCTCTTCATCAGCCTCGTGAGGCTCTTCAGCCTCTTCTGCTTCTTCTGGCTGTTCTTCAGCCTCTTCAGCCTCTGGCGGCTCTGGCAGTGTTTCTTCTTCTGCCTCTGCCTCACCTTCAAATGATTGTAATGTCTTAGCCAGTGTTTCAGCTACAGTTTCGGGCCTTGCTGGCTGTTGCGGGATGGATGCGCCTGCATCAACCCCAGCTTCAGTGCTATCAAGCTGTTGTGTGTCTGTCATGTCAATAAATGATTTTGCTCATTCCCTATTTCTACAAAGTTGTTGCGCCGCAAGAACTCACGGTGCTGTGAACGGCTGGTTATCCAACCGAAATCCTTCATGTTCTGGTAAGGCTCAATGTCCCTCATAATAGAAAGTTCAGCTTCGCGGCTGGCCTCTTCTTTAGGAACTAACTTACCGTCTCTTACCACAAATGTTTGTTTGCTCATCTCATCAACATCCCTGCTGCCATGCGCCGCTGTGCTGCATCCATTTTGCGGCGCGGCTTGTTAAAACTGCCCAACGCGCTCATTAAGTCTGGAAACACTTTGCCCAAAACTGATGCTAACGGGCTATCCATTGCCTCACGGATCAACTCGCGCTCTTGTTCAGTCAAGTTTTGATATGCGCTCTGCGCGTCTTCTAAATCAATCTGCATTACATAAAGTCCCTTGGGTTCGCAAACAGGCCAAGCGTGTCTGCCTGTTCTGGTTGCCTCATACCCCTGGTTCGCAACAAGTCAACGAGTGTGCCTTGAGCAAAGCCATAGGGGTTGTAAAGGTTGCCTTGTCCTGAATACAAGTAAAACGGGTTTTGCAGATAATTAATAGCTGCATCATCAATCGTTTCTGGTGTGGTTGTGCCAGGGTCTTGCGGGTCGCCGGTAGATGGCGGCTGTTGCACCATTTGATTGTCATCACCGCCGCCAGACATGGGTGGGTTTGGGTTCAAACTTTGATCTCCAACAAAACCGCCTCGCGGGGTCATAGCACCTTGAATCATGCCCTGGTCATCTGTGAAAGGTGTGCCGCCTGCAACGATTTGCTGACGAACATTCTGCGCCTGTTTGTTTTGCAACGTCCTGGCTAAGTTGGCTATTGGGTTGTTTGACAGGCTGAGTTGGTTGTTTGCTACAACACCTTCTGCTGGCGTGATGCGTGAACCAGCCGAAAAGCTACGGGCCAGCAAATCATCAATAGCAGCCTCTGATATGGTGTCGCCTCTCTGGTCTATTGTAGCATCCCCAAAAAATGTTTCGCGGCGTTCCTGGCGTGAATCTTCGTCACCAGCTTTATTCATATCGTCAATAGCTTGTTGAGAGACTGTAAAATTTACAGTGCCGCCGCCTGCTGCTTGGCGACTTGCTCTGCCTACATCTGGAGTGAGCAAAGTTCCGCGCTCTTCTATTTCCAAACGCTCATCTTCATCTGCCCCTGTAGGGTCTTCACCGCCATCACCAACAAAGCAAAAAAGCCGTTGCTCAAAATTAAACGGATCGCCGTCAAACTTCAGGTACTTACTAAACATGTTTTGCCCCTGTATTTACGCCAGCCTCGAAAAAACATCTTTGGCCCATATTCGGCGCGTAAGTGCTGCCGCGCTTCACGCACCATTTTACCCACTGAACCAAACGGCCCCACAAAATCGATGACATACGGTATATGCCCACTATTCCAATCATCTGGCGTGATTTGCCGCTCACCAGACAAATACCCCTCTTCAACTTCTTTGCTGAAAAAAGCCCAGGTCATAAACCCAAGCGGCTTTGTGTCTGCTTCCCATAGCCGGTATTGACCCAACGCTATGGGCGGCAGATATAGCCTGTGCATGTCACCAATGTTGAATTTTTTATGTATATCGCTATACCCGCTTAAAACAATGAAACGAGCTAGTGCCTCATCGTTTCTCATCCTGTCGTCACCACCTTGGCTGCATCAATATCCAACTTCTGCTGCTTAAACTGAGCGTCAGCAGCCGCACGTTGCTGGTCAAGCTGCAGCCTGGCAACCTTCACTTGTGCGTCTGCCGCTGCCTGGTCTGCTTGTGCCTGTACCTTTGCAGCCTCTACCTCAACAAGCTTGTCTGCTGGGTTTGGCTGTGGCTGTGGCGGCTCGATGGCCTCAAGTGTCTCTTCCAGGTCGCGTGAGCCTGGAAATGACCTGGCAGCAAACAACAGCATTTGTTTTGCCTGTTCAAAGCCAACAGCACCTGACTGCACAATAGGCCCGATTGCCTGCAAAAACTGCGTCATTCCTATCAAAAAGTCTGTTCTGCTTTTCTGCTCGCTGGCTGAATCTATTGCACTGCTTTCATCTGTATCGATTGATACTTTATAGTTACGCAGCCGCTCATCACGCATAAGCGCAACCGCCTCTGGGGTGATGTTGATGCCAGTGATGCGCGACAGCAGCCGTGGCTCAAGATTTTCAACCATCAACTCAGCTTTAAGCTCCATAATGCTGTCCAGAAACTGCTCAATGCGCCGTTGCCTGTTGACAAGCCGCATGGCCCCAAACTGTCCTTTTATGCGCTGGGCTGTTGCTGTTTCGCGGCTGGCCGACTGCCCCCGCATAATATCCGAAATGCCTGTGATTTCGTAAATTGTTTGTATGGCAATCTGCCGCGACTGATAAAGCTGCGCCAGGGCTTTTATTATACCGTCAAGCGGTGCTTCTTGCATAACATTGGCTAGACCACCACCCGCTTGGAGCATTGCCATATTATCAACTGGTATGAAAGTGTTGTCTCCGGCATCGGACAGTCTAACCAACTCTTGAAACGATGCGTCATAGACACCTCGCCTTTTCAGGGCTTCTGTGAGGTTTGCTATGCGCTGCGTAATGAGGTCAAGTTCAAATAACTGATCTTCGTATGTCAGTATTTCTGGCACAGGCCGTGTGGTGTCTGTGGTGCTGATTGCATAGAGCGGCTCTGGCATAGGCCAGAAGTCATCTAAGTTGTAAGGGTCGTCAAACTCTTCTAAAATTTCATTGTAATCGCCAGCAATGAATATCTGC